CCATCTTTTATCTGTTGTAATATACTCAAGATATTCCATATTCTTTTCCCAATCAAAAGCCAATTTTTCTATGGTCTTTTCGCCAATACCTTCTGGAAGGGATTTATTTACTGAATAACAAAAATCTTTAATATACCGAACATTAATTTCTCTGTAGTGTTCAAATATTTTAGTGATAGTCTTTTCACCTCCACCATCAAAAACAAACTTAGAAAATATTTCTTGTTTTGATTTAGAGAAAACAAATTTATCTAGAGCATCATAAAGTTTTACTTCAGATTTATATTTTGTATCAGGTTTCCACTGAACAAGTTCTTCAAATGTATTAATACCAAATTTAACCAAAGATTTTTCAGTAATATCCTCAACTCCACAACTACGAAGGAATGAAGCTACTCGTTTAACCGAAACATCCCCACAATCAGGATTTAGACAAGCAAGATCAACACCCTTCATTTGCAATTTAGATTTACAAGAAGGACATTCAACAGGGAGATATCTTTTACCTGGAGTTTTAACATCAATAATTTTTGGTATCACACCACCTGATCGGATGATAGAAATAATTGATTGTTCACCTATTTGTCTATCTTTAAGCCAAGTTAGATTATTTCCTGATACTCGTTTAACCGTAACACCGTCGATTTCTATAGGAGTTACAATTACAACAGGTTTAAGCAATCCGCCTTTGCTAAGTTCCCATTCAATATCAATAACTTCTGTTTCATACCCTTCCGAATTAACTTTGAATGCTACTTTATCTTTAGGGTAATATTCATTTTCATTCTTCCAATCAACTGAAGATACAACAAGTCCATCAATATCATAATTAACAAGAGATTCTTCTTTTGTTTTACAATAGAATTCATAAAGATCTTGTTCAAGTGTAGTAACACTATTAAATATTTTATGTTTAGGTAATCTAAATGAATTCTCTTGAAGAATATAGAATTGTTCAATTATAGAATAATCACCATTTAGAATTTGATAAGTGTAAGGTATAATGTTCTTTAGAACTTCTGGATCAATATCTTCACGTCCCATAATACCCGAAACACCGTTACGACGATTCTTCATACCTAGTTTTTCATGATTAGTAAGAATCAATTCTCCTCTGATATCTAAATCCGATTTGAAATCAATTGTTTGAGGAAGAATTATCTTACCTGCTTCTGTCCAATCAGTTCCAGAACCACCATCACCACGGCTACTACAAGAAACAAACTTACCATTCCTATATTCTGCAACAAACGAACAACCATCAAGTTTCTCTGAAGCAAAATAAGATTTAGCTGTTTGTTTCTTCAGCCATTTACCAAAACCATCTTCTCCATACTTGATTTTGTTTAATGAGCCAATTACATAATCATGTGATTTATCGCCAGACTTCTCAAGTAGAGAAAGTTTAAATTCCTCAAACTCAATATATGACATTTCTTTTTCTAGTTTAGAAAGCAATATATCATACTCTGCATCACTTATGATAGGTTTACCTGAACGATATGCTTCATTAGTTATTATAATTTGTTCTTTTAAATTCATTTATTATCCACCTCTAATTTAGTTTCTTCCCATACTTTAAATTTAGGTTTGATCTGACGTTCAAAATCCATTGATTTTGTTGAAGTGTTTGTTCTACAAATTCTAACAGCACCACTTTTTCCAAGAAACCAAAACAAATCACCTTTAGAATCAACTGTTTTAAATACAACATACTTGCTTGTTTTTGAATCTATAGAAACTGCACTCATTGTTTCTTGAAGCCACATTGAATACTTTTCTTGGAGTTTCATATTTTTGAACATTTTCTGACGAGGCATTTTAAATCTCCTTTGTTTAATTTATAATTCATTCTAACTTATATTTGAATTAAAGTCAATTTAAATTTTGAACGTAGGTATACTCCTTTAAATCCCTTGAGACTAATGATAAACTCTAAAGTTTTCTTTAGTCAGTGAGTTTAGGTTGAATGATTCCCTCATCACTAGAAATATACTCAGTACCCTTCGACATTGTGTCTGTGAGAAGTTATAGAGTTCTATATGAACTCCTTTCCTTCTACGCTGCCTACCTCAAGAATAAATCAGAAATTTATAAAAAACCAATTTATCTTATCATCACCTTTCGGCAGTACGACTCTTTAATTGAAAAGAAAAATGTAACTAGAGGAATCAATTAAATCTTCTATCCGTTCTCTCTACTTTGCCCCAGAGAACAATCATATGTGGTTAGCATTCAGTTTTGTGAGCATATGATTCTTGGAAGGGCTAACCTCTTGCGAGGAGTCATAGGTCGCTAGTTGTCAGGAGTGGACATTGCTAGCACTGATTTTTGAGTAAAACAGGATCGTTACTCTCGATAGTATTTGAGGTGATAATCCATTTAATTATCACCTCTGTTTGCCTTGTGGTCCGTTATCGTTGAAAAGGACTTTTCAACTCTTTCTTTAACGACCCTCATCCACTGGGGTCAATACTATTTTTAGTTCCATCAAATGGTTAGAACAAGATTTAGTTAACCTTAATACTATAATAATATTTATAAATATAAAAGTCAAGTCTACATAAATAAAAGTAAAAAGGATAAAATATATGATTTGCTCAGAAAAAGGTATTCAAAGTGTTATTAATTCACTTGAGCCTAAACAACTTAAAAAAGATATGTATGGAAATGTTTCAGAGAAGTTTGATTATACATCGATGATCAAAGAAACTACAGATTTTAGATTAACTCCTGCACAACTTAAAGAAAAGATTGCTAAGTTAGAAGCAAGAGCTGAGAAAAATCCCGAAGATGCTGAAGATATCAAAGCTGATATTGCAGAATTAAAAGCATGTTTAGCTCGGAAGTTGAAAGAACAAGTCGATTACTCTTCTACGCTAGATAGAATGTCAAAGGTAAAATAATGCAAACTTTACTAGAAGCTATTACTCAATTATCAGCTGAAGAAAAACTAGAGATTGTATCTTATCTTTGTACTGGGGAAGAAGAATGAAGTTAAAAAGATTTAAGCAATTCATATTAGAGGGAAAAATTAAATTTACTCAAGATCAATTTGATTCTTTAAATAGAATGTATGTTGCTGGAACTGATGATGAAAAAATCATTGAATGGATCACGAAGAATATTAAATCTAAAATGAGTCCTTCTGAAATATTTCAAGAGTTTGTCTCACAAAAAGGTAAGTGAGATGAAGTTAAAAAGATTTAAGAAGTTCTTCATTGAAGAAGTAGAAAATACAGAATCATTCAATTCATTTGTAGAAGATGTTATTACAAACAATAAGATTGATCCTAAAGTTGCTACTCAATATTTTGCAGATTCTTATGACTATCTTAAACCTATATTTCGTGTTTTATTCATTCCTAGAGCAGAATTTGAAAAGTATAATGGTGAAGACTTAAATCATAAGAGTTTAAGTGATTATATTGTTAAACTTATGAATCCTTCCAGAATAGTCTTCTTTACAAAATCTCTTCAAGGTATGGAAAACTTTATTAAATATCCTGGTCTATTTAAACTTACTGAAGAATCTGTAGGTGTTGTTTATATGATCAAACCTGCTTCTTCAATTGATTTAGCAAAATACTCTGGAAAGAATCCTGAAGTAAAGAAAAGAATATCTCAAACACAAGAGCTTCTATCTTTTGATGATATCAAAATAACTAAAATCCAAGCCATCTATAAATTTGATGATAATGGATGGCAAATGGAACAACTATCTTAATTTAAAAAGGAATATGAAAAATGAAATTAAATGAAACTTTTTTTAACAGTGTGATTGGTCTTTTAACTCTAGGAGTTATTTTTTACTTAATAGCAAGTGGTGCTGTTGTTGGATCTGCAGTTATAGGTATGTTAGGTGGAATAGCTTTTAACTTATCTCTTTTCTTGATTGTAGCTTTTGGTCTTCAGAAATTTCAATTAGGCACAAAAAGAGATATTCCAGCAGAAGTTTTTGATGAAAGTAATATAGCGGCTGCAATTTATCAAGGACTTTTATTTGTTGCAATTGCTATTGTTATTAGCAAAGGTCTAATGTAATTTTGAAACAGTTGATTTTAATTATAGCTTTCTTTATATCATTTTCAAATATATCATATGCAAAATATGGATGTTTAGAGTGTCATGCTCAAGTAGTGAACATACCATCTGAAGCTGTTAAAGTAGCCAAGAAATATACTTACGTTAGAGAAAAGAAAAATGATAATAGAGGTCCTGAAATAGATTCATGGCATAAGAGATTTGGTATCCCTTACGGAAACCCATATTGTGCTATGTTTGCTCTTTCATCTTATATGGAAGTATACGAATCAGTTCTTCTAAGTTCGCCACTTCCAAAATATGCTAGAGTAGCTACTTTTACTAAATGGGCTACAAATAACCCTTTGACAGTAAAAACAATTACTCCTAAACAAATTTTACTAGGTATTGATAAACCTAAAGCTGGTGATATAATTTGTTGGATGCACGGAAATTCTAAATCAGCTGGATCATTTGACTGGAATGGTCATATGGGAATAGAACAGAGTTGGAATGGAAAAGAAAATTTAACTGTTGAAGGAAACACTAAACCAGGTCCAGGCGGCGATCAAACAGGTAGAACAAAAGGTGACCTTAAATATGGTTTAGATGGGGTTTATGAAAGAAAAAGAGGATTAGGAATTGGAACTAACTTTCCTATTCTGTATTTTGTTAGACTTCAAAAACCGAATGTGAATGTAAAATGAAACTAAAATCATTTAAACAATTTAGATTAGAAGAAATGTCAGTTACGGTTAATGATTTAGAAATGGATTTTTCTCCTCATTTCTTTGATAGAATTAGAGAAAGAGGACAATTCACTACTGATGAAATAGAAATCTTCCTTAGAAAGATTAGTGAAAAAGTCAAAAATTATGATGGTAAACATGAATTCCTTTTCTTTTCAAGAAAAATGAAACAAGGTTTAGTGGCTGCATGGGATTCATTAAGGAAGAAATTGAAAATAATCACTTTTCTTCCTAGAGGAAAAGATTTTGCTAAAACAGGAACAGAGAAAGTGTTTGTAGAATCTCTACAACGTCAAATTCTATATATAGAAATTTCTGACTAAATAATAATAAAAAATTTAATTTAATATAGGAGAAACAAAAATGGCTTCAATCAAACTAACAGATTTTAAAAGCAACGTAGCAGACTTAGCTCGTCCTAACAGATTTCTTGTTCAATTTCTAGATGAAGATTGGGATGATAATTTTGCATTCTATGTAAAATCTGCATCTTTACCAGAAAGAACTATTGGTAATATTGAACTTAACTGGCAAGGAATGAAGGCTAAAATTGCTGGTGACCCTACCTTTGCAGATTTTACAATGACATTCCTAAATGATTATGATTTTGATGTTAAAAATTATATTGAAGAATGGCTTGAACTTATTGCAAATATGAGTTCGAATGAGAGAACTGCCCATGAAGATTATAAAGTTGATATTACAATTACTCAACTTGGAAGAACTTCAGAAGAAGTATTAGCAGAGTATAATCTAATTGGATGTTTTCCTCTCACGATGGACGCAATTGAATTAAGTTCAGATAGCACTGATGCAATAGAGGAATTATCGGTCACTTTTGCGGTGGACCAATTTACTAGATCTGATGATTCAGGTATCTCACAAGAAGCATAAACAAAATTAATATGTAACTAAGAAGCCTCTACTAAAATTAGTAGGGGCTTCCTTTTTTAACTAAATATGAATAAAAAGGATTATCTTGTATGTCTGTGATTGATCTATTTAAAATAAATTCTTTTATAATTCAATTTAAAGATCAGAAACCTTTAGAACTAATGGTTAATGCTAGTAATATACCTGGATTTACTCTTGGACAAATTGAATTAGGAAGACCTGTTGTTAAGGATAAAAGACCTGGAGATTCACTAGAGTATAATGATCTATCTGTTACTGTAATAACAGATGAAGATTTAAAAGCATATAAAGAAATTTATCGATATCTAGTATTAGCAGCTAATCCACATACAGGTGATTTAGAGATAAATCAAACTGTTTTTGATTGTGATCTTTTCTTATTAAGCAATAAAAATAATATTTCTCATAAACTTCATTTCTATAATGCTTTCTTTAAATCTATTTCAGATATACAACTAGAGTCTTCTACAACAGAAGAAGAACAAGTAACATTTACTATAGAACTTGGTTATAGTTTTTTTGATTTTGTAGAGAATGTATGAGTTATTATCAAATAGCAAATATGAGACCTATGCTCAAGAATCCACAAAAGTGTAAGAGTCAAATTGTAAGTGCAAGAAGTGGATGGGAAATATCTTTCATTTCAAAATATCTTGATGTGAATGTAAATATTTTAGAATGGTCATCTGAAGACGTAGTGATACAATATTTTTGTCCTACAGACGGAAAGATGCATAGATATTTTATGGACTTCTGGTTTCTTAGCCTACAGAAAGATGGGTCGAAGAAAGAATTTTTGGTTGAAGTGAAACCTTTCAAACAAACTATTCCTCCAGTAGATCCTAAAAGGAAAACAAAGAGATTTCTAACTGAAGTTCAGACCTATATCAAGAACCAAGCTAAGTGGGAAACAACTAAAAAGTATATTGAAAATGAAAGAAAAAAAGGTAGAAATATTGAGTTTATCATACTTACTGAGAAAGAATTAGTAGGAATTATATGAAGTATATAAAATTTAAACAGTTTTTAAAAGAGAAATTTGATTCTGATGCAGAACATATAGATCAAGAAAAAAGACCAGATGTTCATTTAGGAGATTTAGATGGAATGTCAGATGACGCTAAAGTATTCAAAAAAATTAAATTTTCTGATTTTGAATTAATAATTAAAGTCGATAAAAATAAAGATGTATATGGGGTAGTTGATTCACAAGAAGTAGGATTTATAATGAAAATGGATAATGGAACTGAAGCTTCGGTAGTTAAAGAATATCAGAAAAAAGGTATTGGAACTGAGTTAGCTAAAATCTTTCACCCTCTAAACCCTAAAGCTAAATCAGGCGGGATGACTGATTTAGGAAAAAAATTGTATAATAAAGTAAAATGATAAATTATCAAACAATCATGTACGCGCGTTATATGCCTAAGGGTTACGGGCGGTTACCTGTTTTTGACCAACTACCTTTATTCATACCACTTTTTATTCAAGGACCAACAGTTTTAGTTCTTAATATTCATTGGATACCGCCTCAACTAAGGATACGATTTATACAGTTTTTAACAACACTTTATAATAGGTATCCTGAGAATCAAAAGATTAGATTTAGAATATGGTATCAAACAATAAAGAATAATCCTTCTTTAGCTTTTTGTCTAGGAGCAGTACGAAGGTATTATATATCAAGGCTTTCAAACATAGTAGAAATAGAAAATAAATACTGGGTAGACTTACCAGTCTTATCAACAACAAAATATAGGGCTAGATTTTTAAGAATGACAACACCTAGTCCAATGAACCATTAAAAAGGAAAACAAATCAATGATTTTAGAATCTTTCAATAGTTTAGTAGAACAACTTAAAAAACCTTTCTATTCAGATAAAGAAGCTTTTTTGGATACGTATAAACATTCTTCTCAAATTTCTCCTGAAGCAGAGACGGAAACTTCCTCTATTCTTTATGATCCCTTTTCATCTTATGTTTCTTCACAGATAGGTCAAAAGACTGCTGAAGGAGTTAGATTTAATGAAATGGTTAGATCATGGAGAAATGTAGCAGTCTTACCAGAAGTAGATGAAGCTATTGGTGAAATTGTTTCTGAGGCTATTGTTTATGATGAAGTTGATCCTGTTGTTGATATCAATTTAGATGATATTGAAATGTCTGAGAATATCAAAAATAAAATGAAAGAATCTTTCAGTAAAATTTTATTTCTCTTAGATTTTAATGAAAAAGGTGATGAACTCTTTCGTCAATGGTATATTGATGCATGTTTAAACTTTGAAGTTGTTTATAATAACAGAAAAATGAAAGACGGAATTCAGAAACTAGTTCTCCTTCCTCCTTTCAATGTTTTTAAATTTAAAAATGAAAAAACCGCAGAAGTAAAATGGTTTATTAATAACAAAGCAACTTATAATATCCTTAAAGATTTAGATAATGCTGAAATTACTTATTTCGATGAACAGATAACTCAAATTACATCTGGTATTAAATCACCTGATAAAACTCTTAGTCATAGTTATCTTCAAAAAACTATGAAAGCAATTAATCAATTATACCTAATTGAAGATTCACTAATCATCTATAGAATTACTCGTTCTAATGAAAAAAGAGTATTCAAAGTTGATACTGGTAACTTACCTAAATCAAAAGCTGAAGAGTATGTAAGAGGTCTAATCAACAAGTATAGACAAAAAAGAATTTATAACACAGAAACAGGGCAAGTTGAAGATAGACAAAAGAGTGTTTCTATCCTAGAGGATTTCTGGTTTCCTATTAACCAAGCAGGGCGAGGAACTTCTGTAGAACTTCTTCAAGGATCTTCAAATAACTTTGGCAATTTTGATGATGTAAACTACTTTGTGGAAAAAGTGTATCGTGCTCTAGGAGTTCCTGCTTCAAGAAGAAATAAGGAAGCAAGAATTACAATTGGTAATGCACTTGATATTGAAAGAGAAGAACTTAAATTCAACAAGTTTATTCTTAAACTCAGAAGAAGATTTAATAATATGTTTGTTGATCTCTTAAAGAAGGATGTAATTTCAAGACAAATTATGTCCCTTGAGGATTGGAATAAAATACAAGAGAAGATTAAATTTAACTATGCAGATTCAAATAATATTAGTCTTGTTAAGGCAATGCAAATCAAACAAATTAAAATGGATGCAGCTGCAGCAGCTCTTAGTCTTGTTGATTCAGGTGTTATCGATGCTGGTTATATTCAAACTGATATTCTAGGTCTTTCAGAAGAAGAGATTGAAGGTATTAATCAAAGAAGAATGAATGCTGGTGGAGCAGAAGGTGTCTCCGGTCCTGATGCTTTAGGTAATATGCCTACTGGTGGAGCCACTCCAGGTTATGAAGAAGTTGGAGCAACTCCAACAGGACAAACTCCACCTGAAGAAGAAGGTGCCGCTGAACCAGAAGCAGAAAAACCTAAAAGAAGATTTCAACAAAAAGTGAAAGATTCTATTATCCCTCAGGAAATATTAGAAAATCTCTTAGATGGTGATATTATTACAGATGGTAAAAAGAAACTGTTATACAAAGATGGAAAATTCAAGGAAATTAAGTGAAGATTTTAAATTTTAAATCTAAAAGAATATTAGATGAAAATAAGGATGTAGATCTATCTTTATTTAAAACTATTATTCGTAAAGATGAAAATATACATATTACTCCTAATAAACCTACTCTTAGAGTATTAAAAGGAAAAGAGTATAAAGATTTAGATGAGTTTATAACAGAAGATGAAATTTCTAAATTTAATACAATTATTAGAAATAACGAGGAACTACCTCTTTTAGGGGAAACATTAACTATTCTTCGTGAAGGTCCTAAAGGTGTAGAAGGCAGAGTAGGAAACCAAGGTCCTAAAGGTGATCGAGGTGAAAAGGGATCTCAAGGTGATGTAGGATTGCAAGGTCCTCAAGGTCCTCAAGGTTTAAAAGGCGACAAAGGTGATAAAGGGATTCAAGGTCCAGAAGGAAAGAAAGGTCAACGAGGTGAAAAAGGTCCTCAAGGTATTCAAGGAATACCTGGTTTAGTTGGCGAAAAAGGTGATAACGGTGATCCAGGTCCTCGTGGTTTTAAAGGAGAAAAAGGTGATCGAGGTGAAAAAGGACCAGAAGGTAGAATTGGAATCCAAGGTGATCAAGGTGACACTGGATCAGAAGGACCTAGAGGATCTAAAGGAGATAAAGGTGATATCGGGCCTAAGGGAGATATTGGCGTTAGAGGTCCTAAAGGAGAAAAAGGCGATACTGGAGAAACTGGGTTACAGGGTGAGATTGGACCGAGAGGTGATTCAGGAGCGGACGGAAAGCCAGGAAAGCCTGGACCTAAAGGTGATAAAGGAGATCTTGGAGTTTCTGGAAAAGAAGGGAAACAAGGTCATCAAGGAATACAAGGTAAAATAGGTCCAGAAGGAAAAGTAGGTCCTCAAGGGGTTCAAGGTCCTCAAGGTGAAAAAGGAGATCAAGGTCCTCAAGGTGAAATCGGAAGAATACCTAATCATCAAATTCAGAAACATGCTGTAAGATTTGAAAGACCAGATGGAGCTTATGGTAATTGGATAAACCTAGCTACTCTAGCAGGTGATAGAGTTTCTGGTGGTGGAGCTCATCCTATTACATTCTCTTATGGAAATTCTTTTAATAATGATGTCAGAGGAATCCAATTTGATCAATCTAGTTTTTCTATAGAACAAATTGGAAATACTTGGTATATCACAGCTAATAGTGCATCGGGTACAGTAAATCCTTCTACTCCTAGTAATTTTATATATTTTGTTGAACCACAAAATAGAATACTAAATAATGGTGATAGAGAATTTATTCTCACTCATACACCAAATATAAATTCAGAAACTATATCATTAAATGGACAGATTTTATCTGAAGGTATTGATTATACAATAGACGAACAATATCTTATTTTAGATGCAAAACATATAACAAAAGCAAATTGGATTATTAGGATTCAGTATACTTATTCTCTCTTAGAAACAACTGGTATAGGGTATGAACCTATACCAACTCAGGTATATTAAAATGTCAGAAGACTATATAAAAATATTAGAAAATGAAAATAGATTATTAAGAGAAGAAAATAAAACTCTGTTAATGAGATTAGCAGGCGTAAAAACAATAGTATCAATGATAAATCCTGTTTGTACTCAAAAATTAGAAGAATTATTAAATTCCTGTAGTAGTTGTAAGGCAGATGAATGAGTTTTGAAATAACAAAACTTGATCCTGATCAGATAGAGGACTTACCTGTGCAAGTGAATCAAATAGTATTCTCTAAGAGAATTGATATTGTAAAC